AAATAAAAATGGATATGCCGAAAGGGTATTCATTTTATAACCTTGCTATAATATAGGAGGACAATTATGTCAAACTTAGCATTTAACTTCCCAAGGGATACGTTCCTTGGATTCGATCAACTTTTCGAAACACTATCAAGCGTACCATTTAACGGAACTACAGAAGCACGTAGCTCTGGGTATCCGCCTTATAATGTTATTAAAAAAGATGATGGTCATTTTCTTATTGAGATTGCTGTTGCAGGATTCAGTAAAGATGACATAGACCTAACTCTCGAGAAGGGTATTTTAACGGTGAAAGGTAATAGACCTCATGCACCGGTAGATAGAGAGTACGCTCACCGCGGAATTTCTTCAAGGGGATTTGAAAGACAATTCACATTATCTGACACAATACAAGTTATTGGTGCAGACATTGTAGATGGTCTGCTTGTTGTTGCTCTGGAAAATAATATTCCAGAAGAGGACAAGCCACAAATCATTAAGTTAGGAAAACTAAACAAAACAGCAAGCTTGCTGTTGAGTTAAATTAACTAAGGAGCATTATGGCATATTCAGAAAAGGTTTTAGACCACTACAACAATCCACGCAATGTGGGTAAGATGGATCCCAAAGATCCTAACGTAGGAACTGGTATGGTTGGTGCTCCTGCCTGTGGCGATGTAATGCGTCTTCAAATAAAGATTGAAGATGGCGTATGTACAAATGCCGTTTTTAAAACATATGGCTGCGGTTCAGCAATCGCTTCTAGTTCACTATTAACTGAATGGGTTAAAGGTAAATCAGTTAAAGCAATTCAAGCAATTAAGAATACTGAAATTGTTGAAGAGCTTAACCTCCCACCAGTAAAAATACATTGTAGTGTATTAGCAGAGGATGCAATCAAGTCAGCTGTAAAAGATTATGTAGATAAACAACCAAAGGAACATAGATGATTGAAGAAAAAATTAGATTAATCCGATTAACATCGGGCGAAGAAATATTATGTGAATTACACGAACAAAGAAATAGAAAAATAACAGTAGTTAAAGATCCTATTTTGTTAATACCAAATGAAGGACAAATTGGCTTTATGCCTTATTTGCCTTATACTGAAATCGGTATCTTTGGACTTACAATAAAAGAGGAACATATTATGTTTAATGTTCAACCAACAGATGAGATGATTGATAAGTATAATAGCATGACATCTGCGGTAGTGACACCACCTATGCAGAAAATAGTTACATAAGCTGTTTACTTCTCCCCCTAACTATGGTATAATAGTACCATATGAATAAATCTTTTTATACACACGCTTTCCGTCATGGTAAAGTAATCAAATATTGTGGTTTCGAAGAAGGAAAGAAAGTCTCCTTCACGATTCCATTTAAACCAACTCTATACGTCACATCTAAAAAAGAAACTAATTGGCATGCGCTCGATGGTACCCCTGTCGATCCAGTTACATTTGGTAGTATGAGTGAAGCTACAGACTTTATGAAGCAATACAAAGATGTTCCTAACTTTAAAATCTTTGGGAATACTAATTATGTTGCTCAACATATCAATGAAGAATTCCCAGGCGATATCAAGTGGGATCGTAGTCTTATTAATGTTACTTCCCTAGATATCGAATGTAAGTTCGGTGAAGGCTTTCCTGACCCAGCAGATGCTGACCAGGAGATCACAGCAATTACAATGAAGAATAATATAGATGATATCTATTACACATTTGGTTGTGGTGATTATGATGTAGAAAAAGCTTTAATGCAAGATCATGAAGTTCGTTATATTAAATGTAATAATGAATATGAATTACTTCATAAATTTGTATATCAATGGTCGAAGTCTTCCCCTGATGTTATCACTGGTTGGAACGTAGAGTTCTTTGATATACCATATATCGTAAATCGTATAGCAAAAATACTTGGCGAAGGCAAAGAAAAACTCTTATCGCCATGGAAAATGATCGATAAACGAGATGTACAACAACCTTTTAGTAATCAAATGCGTGTTAAATATGACATAAAGGGTGTTACAACTCTTGATTATTATGCGTTATTTAAAAAGTTTGCATTTACATATGGCCCACAAGAATCATATAAACTTGATAACATCGCTAATGTAGTTCTTGGTGAGAAGAAGCTTAACTTTGGTGAAGCCTCAGACTTAAATGAATTGAATGACAATGATTATCAAAAGTTTATTGATTATAACATTAAAGATGTAGAGTTGATTGACAGAATGGAAGATAAGCTTGGCCTTATTACCCTCTGTTTAACTATGGCTTATAAAGGTGGTGTTAACTATGATTCAGTTCTAGGGACTGTAGCGATATGGGATTCATTAATCTATAGGGATCTCCATTCAAGACACATAGCAATTCCACAAAATAATGAATCATTTAAAGGCGCTTATCCTGGTGGTTATGTAAAAGAACCTCAAGTCGGTATGCATGATTGGGTATGTTCATTTGACTTGAACTCCCTATATCCTTCAATCATTATGCAATACAATATGTCACCTGAAACTATATTAGTTGGCGCGGATGAACCAGGTGTCAATGTTGAATCTGTTCTCAAAGGTCATGTAAGGAACAATATTCCTGGTACGGCGTTAGCTGTCAATGGTGTTAGATTCGATACAAAAAAGCCTGGTGTATTACCACAAATAATTCAAGAAATCTATAATGAACGTGTAGGTCATAAACAAAAAATGTTGAAAGCTCAACAAGAGTTAGAGCTATGCACAGTAAAGTCAGATGTCTATGCTCTTGAAAAGCGTATAGAAATTTCAAAGAACCAACAATTAGCCCTTAAGATTTTGCTTAATAGTTTATACGGCGCAATGGGTAATAAATGGTTTAGATACTTTGATATGAGAATTGCCGAGGGTATCACCCTGACTGGCCAAGCAACTATCAAATGGGCTGAAAAGAATTTAAACAATTATCTTAATAATACTTTAAAAACTGATAAAGATTATGTAGTCGCAATTGATACAGATTCAGTATACGTCTCACTTGATGAATTCGTTAAACGCTTTAAACCAGAAAATCCTGTTAACTTCTTAGATAAATTATGTTCTACAGCGTTGGAAGATGCTCTTACTAAATGTTATGATGAACTATATACAAGACTTGGTGGTGTAGAAAACAAAATGGTCATGGGTCGTGAAGTTATTGCTGATCGTGGTATATGGACAGCAAAGAAAAGATACATACTCAATGTACATGACAATGAGGGTGTTCGTTATGCTCAACCTAAATTAAAGATCATGGGTATTGAAGCAATCAAATCATCTACCCCAGCGATATGTAGACAAGCATTAAAAGATATGTTTAAAAGAATTATTGAAACTGATGAAGAAACAGTCCAAAGCGATATACGAAATTTTAAAAAGGTATTCTCTGAAGCCTCAGCTGAGGAAGTATCATTCCCTCGTTCTGTTCAGAATCTTAAAAAGTGGAATGATAAAGAAACTATATACAAAAAGGGTACGCCTATTCATGTCCGAGGAGCACTTATGCATAATGCATTAATAGATGATAAGAAGCTTCGTAACAAAGTAGAAAAAATACACGGCGGCGATAAGGTCAAGTTCACATATCTTAGAAAGCCAAACCCTATAAAAGAAAATGTCATTGCATTCATTGACTTTCTTCCAAAAGAATTTAAACTTGAAGACTATGTTGATTATAATCTTCAATTCGAAAAAACATTTTTAGGCGCAATAGAACCTGTCTTAACCGCGGTTGGATGGGAAAGTGAGAAAAGAATAACTTTGGAATCTTTTTTCAATTAACTATTTACATTCACATAAAGTATGTTATAATATAACCATATGAGTAAACTTGACTACGTAATATTAATTCTTTTATTTCCGTATTGGTTTATTTGTTATTTAAAGGAGAACGAATGAGTACAAATTGGGTAAGTGATATTAATCTTATGCACCAGAAATATGGTGTACATCAATGGATTAAACAAGCAACACCATTTCAGCTTAAGAAGTTTATTGAATTCCGCCTTGATTTTATCAAGGAAGAGTACGATGAGACTAAAGAAGCTCTCGTTATGGAAGATGCAGAAGAGATCGTTGATGGTCTTATTGATTTATGTGTAGTAGCTATTGGAACATTAGATGCAATGGGTATTAATTCAATCAATGCATGGAATGCAGTGTTAGAAGCAAATATGGCAAAGGAAGTTGGTAGAAAAGAATCAAGACCAAATCCATTAGGTCTACCAGATCTAATTAAACCGGAGGGTTGGACAGCACCAAGTCATGAAGATAATCATGGTATTATTCCAACAGCATTTGATTCTGATATGTTTGATAGTGCTTTATTAAGACACGCTAATAATAACTGGGGAGGATTCTTTTCTCCAACAGAAGATGATGATCGTAATGAAGAAACTGATGCTGATCAAACTGAATATGTAGGTTATGAAGATGCTATTAAAAGTAGTAATGCTTATAAATCAAATTTAGAAGGTCAAAACATGAAAGAAAAATATGGTAGGGCAGTTGAAACAATGCCTGAATTAATCATTGGAACTCCTCCTAATACACTAACCACAAAAAAAGAAGATGAGTAAAAAAACATGGAACGATTTTATCGCTGAAAAATCACAAACATATGACAAGTGGTTACAGAGGTATAAAGGTAAAAGTGTACATGATATTGATGTCAATGAACACACTAAATTTTCAAAGGAGTATAAAGCTTGGAAGGCAGGAAACATAGAAAAAATGACGTGAAATCATTAACATTATTTAAATCAATATTTGATAATAAAACTAATAAGCAAATGGACTTTGAAGATTGGTCTGTACTTGAACGTATGCTTTATGATTTATCTAAATATCCTCGTAAAGATAAAAAATCAGCACAATTGATATCCCCTGCAACGTATAAACCAGATACGACTAGGGCAAATGATAATGTAATAGGTTGGGCAGGCTGGTGTGCAGTAGATGTAGATGAACATATATTCGATGGTAACCTTGAGAAAGAACTACAGAATAAGTATGGACTATTTAATTATGTTGTTTACTCTACTGCTTCATCTTCTAAAACACACCCAAAGTTTAGAGTAGTATTTCCATTGAGTGATGATGTTCCTAAAGATAAGATTAAACATTTTTGGTTTGCATTAAACAAAGAGTTAGGTGACATTGGTGATCCTCAAACAAAAGATTTAAGTCGTATGTATTATATCCCTGGTCAATATGAAGGTGCATATAATTTTATATTTAGTTGCTTCACTGGTACAGATATGAATCCATATGATATTATGGCAAAGCATGATTATGTTGAACGTAGTGGTTCTTTATTAGATAATCTTCCACCAGAACTTCGTAAGGCTATGCTTGCTCATCGTAAAAATGAAATGACAAACACAAACATAACATGGGGTAATTATAGAGATTGCCCATTTGTTAACAAGAAATTAGTTAAAGAGTACAATCAAATAACTGATACAGGCTGGTATACAAAAATGTATGCCATTATGGTTTCAATTGCTGGTAATGCGATACGTAAAAAATATCCTATTACTGCACAAGAAATCACTACACTATGTAAGGAAATTGACTTTGAAAATGGAAATTGGTATAAGTCAAGACCTTTTGATAAGGAGGCAGATCGTGCAATCGAATACATCTACGGTAACAATTGATACAGGCGAACTAGGAGAACAAATAGTTGAAGAACATTTTAAACATGCAGAACGTTCAGATGACTGGTATGATTCTGAAAAAGATGGTACTATAAAGGATAAGACCTATGAAGTAAAAACGTTTAGGCTAAATAATAGAGACCAAGGGTTTTGGGTTGAGAGTTCTCAATTTCGTAAATTAGATAATGTTGATATATTATATTTTGTTAAGATTCCAGAATCATTAGAAGAGGGTGCAACTATTTATGAATGTTTAAATCATACAGGTGAAGATGCGTATGAAGCTTTTACATTAGGAGCAACCAAACAAATGAGATGTTATTTTATTGATAATTGTAAACTCATTAAAAATGTTAATGATGAAAGAACAACTACAATATATGAAAATTCAATAGCTATGTCAAAGCATAATAGATTTTCATAAGCTGTTTACTTTGGCCTATAACTATGATATAATATAACTATATTTAATGGAGTAGTACATGAAAGAATCACTAAAAGTTCTGCAAGCAGCAGCAGATATACAACAAAAAAAATCAAACGATTATCAAAATCCTAATTCTAGGATTAAACAAGCTGACTATTATCCACATGGTTGTTCAACCATTTTAGATACAATGCATGCAAAAATATTACGTATGCATTCTGTTGTCGAAGCTATGGAATCAGATCCAAATTACACACCTAACTTTGAATCCCTTGAAGATTCATGTATTGATATTATTAATTATGCATCATTCTTTGTTAGTTATTCAAAAGGTATGATGGAAGGTCAGTCACCAGATCGTGACTTTTTAAACAGGTATAAAGAAACGGATGAAGTAAAACATTCCCAATTATACGACTCAAAATATTTAAAAATAATGCGAGAAGATGATGACTGGGATGTAAGTAAACAAATGCGAGATACTCAAGTCTGATGTTAATTAGACCATATAGAGTTACAGATGTTCGTGACTATTTCATTAGTGCAAAGAATCATGATTATGCTACAACTACAGATAAGACAGGTGTAAAATGCCTTGAACTTATTGGTGCATCCTTTGAAGCTGATGAGCCTGCAATATTTGGTACACCTAATATAGAATACATTAAGAAAGAAATAGATTGGTATCAGTCAATGTCTTTAAACATAAATGATATATATGATGAATTTGGTAAAGCTCCACCTGCAGCATGGCAATATGCAGCTAATGCAGATGGCATGATACATTCTAATTATGGTTACTTAATATATCATAAAGACAATGGTTACCAATATGATAATGTTGTACAAGAATTAAAAGATAATCCTGAAAGTCGTAGAGCAGTTATGATATATCAAAGACCAGAAATCTGGAATGAATATGATCTTCTTGGTTGTAATGATTTCATATGTACTAACTCAGTAGCTTATTATATACGCGATGGTAAATTAAATTGTTCAGTCTCTATGAGATCTAATGATGTCGTATATGGATATAAAAATGATTATGCATGGCAACAGTTTGTGCTATATGAATTAGCCGATGAACTTGGTGTAGAGCCAGGTAAAATGATTTGGCAAGTACAGAACTTACATGTATACGAAAAACATTTTGGTTTAGTTAAACCATCAGAAACGGCTCATGGAGTTAACTTAAACTATAAAAGCGAGTGGAAATGAAGATAGGTGTAATATTAGGTAGAGGTGTTGAAGGTGTTGGTGTAACAAAGAATGTTGTAGAATTTCAAAAACTCTTTCCGGGAGTAGAAATATTTGCTACAATGGATAAGCTTTGGCCACGTAGAGAGTCTATGAATTTTCCAGTTACTTATTTTAAAGGTGCTGATTGGGATATAGTTACTAAACCAACTAAAAAGTTCCCTGATTTAGTTGCTTGTAACGATGTAGTCCATAGGATCAATCAGCTTGATCTCTGTATCATTTGGAGCATACCTTCAAAGTCACATTCAGAAGAGTGTATAGACAATTTTATAAGACTGTTAAGTAATATTAATGTTCGTAAAGGTCTTGTACAAGTTGATCATAAAATGGCATCAATCACACGTAATGCAAGACTTGCAGATGTTTGTAATAATGTAGATGTTTTAATGTGTCATTCAGTTGAGAATGATTTTGCAAGATGGACAAGAAAAAATAATGTAAAGACACCATTGACTGACATGGGTGTTGGATTTAATTTTAATAAAGATTATTGGAAACCAGTCGAAGATCAAGATACACGCTATGTTCGTTGGGTTGGCCGTACAGCAATGTGGAAAGGACCAGATGTTATGATTGATCTACATAATGATCACTTTCGTAAAGCAGGATTTATTACAGTGCTTGAAGGTTTAGAAGCTTCAATACAATATCCATTAGTATTATATAAGAATTCAAAAGAATTGAAAGATCGTAGAGATGTTATTAATTTCTTTAGGCCTGAAAAGGGTTTAGATATAAATGAAACTAGACATCCTGTTTATGGTTCAGAAGAAGAAGACAAAGGTGCATATCTTTATTCATCATATACACATTCTGAAATGATGGAACGTATGAGTCTTGGTGGATTTGGTTCAGACCTTATGTACTTTAAGAAAAATCTTTATGGAAACAATCTTGAATATTGTCATACAGATTCATTTGCTGCAGGCGTTATACCAATATTCCATAAACATTTATGTGATAATATAATACATCGTGGACAGGAAAAACCAATTAGCCAATGTAGAAATACAGGAACAATTGCAGTTGATCATACTAATGCAGAAGATGTAACAAAGCTAATGGTTAATTTAAGAAATGATAATATGATGCGTGATGAAATGCGTATTCAAATGTATGAATTTTGGAAAGATCATTGTAGTGCAGATATTGTATATAAAGACATTATAGATAAAACATTAACCTTTGATAAAACAGAGGACGTTGGCTTGGAGGCATTCTTTTGAGATTAAGAAATAACGCTTGGACATTTGAAGGTGTACTATCTAAAGATATGTGCGATGAAATAATTGCACAGGGTTTAGCAGCAAAAATTGTTAAAGGTGATACTGCTAATAAAAATATTAATAAGAAAAGGGATTCACAAATAGCTTGGTTATATGATCCTAATATAATGCAAATGTTAGAGAGATATATTCAAATAGCAAATAGAGAAGCTGGTTGGAACTTCCAATGGGACTCAGTTAAAGCAATACAATTTACACAATATAAATCAGGTCAACATTATGGTTGGCATAGAGATACTGCTATTCCAGCGCGTAAAGATGGTAAAATAAGAAAGCTAAGTCTCACAGTAAATCTAAATAATGATTATGTGGGTGGTGAAATGTACATAGATACAGAATCAAATTATGGTAAAAAAGATCCTCAGCAACTTAAAAAATTACAAAAAACTGGGTCAATATCTGTATTCCCAGCTGATACATGGCATAAAGTTGCAAAGGTTACAGAAGGTACCAGATATAGTTTAGTTGTTTGGTTAATAGGAGATGAATGGAGATAGCATGAGAGTATTAATAACAGGATCAAGTGGATTTATAGGTTCACACTTAAAAAAGAAATTAGAATTACATGGTCATACCATTGTTGAATGGGATCATAAGATTGATAAAGCAATAGAAAATTTCGAACTTGGTGATGCTGAGTTTGTAATACACATGGCAGCATGGGCTGATGTTAGAGCAAGTATAAAAGATCCACAGCTTTATTGGGATAACAATATTACAAACACAACTAAAATACAAAAGATGTGTTATCAATCTAATGTTCCATTAATATATGCATCATCTTCTTGTATTCACGAATGGCATAAATCACCTTATGGAATAAGTAAAAAGGTTAATGAAGAAACAGCATACGCAGGTCAAATTGGTTTAAGGTTTACTACAGTCTATGGCGGAGACGGTGCTGGTCGTGGTATGTTTATGGATAAACTTAAAGATCGTAGTCTTGAATATGTAACAAATCATGTTCGTGATTTTGTCCACATTGATGATGTTGTTGCTGCAATTACTCTTTTAATGAGTCAAACAAATCTTTATGGATTAAATCCTGCATATGATATTGGCACTGGCAAAGGTTACGTAGTATCAGAATTAGCTCAAGCTGGTGGATACGCCGTTGAACCTGCAGAAGGTGATGAATGCGAAGCACTAGATAACACTGCAGATATTACTGAAATTAAAAAACTTGGGTGGCAACCAACTACTGATGTATTGGAGTACATAAAATCACTATGACTGAAGAAGATAACTGGCCATGGCCAGACGGAATGAGGTGGGCAAGCATAGTACCACTCATTGGCGGTGAAACAATCGCAATGGAAAAGGTCTTTGAGAAAAAGCCAGCTTACATGATGACATATAACGGATTTGAAGGTAATGATCAACACATAGTAGAACATTATAATAATCAACAACCAGATCCTGAAAAGCCTGGCTATGTTCCTTATTACATATTAGAAAATAAACATAAGAATGGATTTATCTGGCATGGCCAACAACAAGGTGAAGGACCTGAAGGAGAGAAAAATGGAAGGTATGTTGATGTAGTTAATACTATATGTCCATGTGCTGGTCTTTCTTCATTAAATGTTGCACCATCTGGTGAAGCAGAAGTGAATGATTATATGGCTAAGACAGCTAAGTATGTATTAGAAAATATAGGGCCAAAAGTATTATGGGGTGAGAATGCTCCACGATTAGCTACTAAACTGGGTGAGCCTGTTGTAAAAAAATTAAGAGCTATAGCAAAAGAGAATGGGTATACCTTCTCTTTGTATAAAACAAAAAGCTTATTACATGGATTAAGTCAAGTTAGAGATAGATCATTTTATTTTTTCTGGAAAGGCGATGCTGTACCTATGTTTGATTGGTATGATAGACCTAATGAAAAGATAGAAGATACAATTCGTAATGTCAAGAGGGATCCAGCAGACCCGATGTCTGCACTGGCTAATACCAAAACACCAAGTAAGGATGACCTATATTATAGGTATGTGTTAGAAGTATTACATAACGGCATGAAACATAGTGACTTTGTTAAAACAATAAAGAAAAGTTGTAATATTCAAGACTATATTGAAAAACATAGTGATTACCGACAATTAGCAAAATGGCTTGAAGGCTTAGGTGAAACTAAAGCAAAAGATAAAGCTATAAGGAATGCAGAAAAACTTGAAAGCGGTGGTAATATAATGAGAAGAACAA